TATCAACGATTTGATGACGCCGCCGCGCGGCGTTGAATTGCGCCCCCGACAGGACTCGAACCTGCAACCTCGGGATTAGTGTGTATTCCAGGGTTCGCTAATGGCGATTCTGAATGCATTCTGAGAATTGCTGCGTGATCATCTGTATATGCGCAAACTAACGATGTCGGCAGGTTGGGCGGAACCGGCAACGGCGTATCAAAGATATCTATTAGCATCGGGGCGGGCTCCAAAGACCGTGCACCTGCGTCTTGACTGGATAGCGAGGTTTTCGAGAGCGGTTGGAACTCCGCCGTTTCAAGTCGAGGAAACAGCGGTAATTGATTGGTCGTCCGAGCAAAATTGGTCGCAAGCTACACGGCGTTCAGCACATCAATCACTTAAAGGTTTCTACACATGGGCTTGCGACTATGGGGTAACAGATTCGGCGCCTGCTATTCCTAGCGTGCGCAAAACTCCTCCTAATCCGCACCCTGCAAGCGACGCAGCGATAGGCGCGTGCCTACTATCGCAGGATTGGCGTGTTCATCTAGCAGCGCGTCTAGCGTCTGAGCTTGGTTTAAGACGCGCCGAAGTCGCGTGTATTAACGTTGATCGCGATCTAGTCACCGATAGAGACGGTGATGTGCTCGTAGTCCACGGAAAAGGCGGAAAGACACGTCTAGTGCCAGTGCCTGACGGTCTAGCAATGGAGCTAAACCGGTTTACAGGCTTCGTGTTCCCAGGGCAAGAGGCTGGGCACATTAGCCCGGCGTGGCTCGGTAGGCTCGTCTCGAGAGAGATGCCGCGCGGCGTGACAATGCACGCGCTTCGTCACAGGTTCACAACGCGGGCCTATCGGCAGACTCATGACTTGGTTGCGCTACAGAAGGTTTTAGGGCATTCGTCGCCTGAAACGACCTTGGTTTATTTGCAATTGGCTGACGACTCGTTGCGCAGGGTGGTTGAAGCCGCCGCGTAACAATTGTTATCAAACAGTTATGCAACTATATCCCATCGGCTTGCATTATGCAGGGCGATGGGATATAGTTATTTATGTGATCGAAAGCCGATCACAGTGAAGAAAAGAATAGGGGTGAGAAAATGAGCGGATACGAAATTCTTTCTCTCGCGCTAGCGACAGTTAGCGCAGCGTCAAGCGTTGCAGGTCTCATAATTGCTTACTTGATGCTCAAGAAGAGGAAGTAACCGCTCAGCTGGCGGGGCCTCGGCCCCGCAAGCGCACCCCGTTCTTTGATTGGAGGATATCATGCAAAAGTTCGTTCCGTCACTACTTTCGACCACTGCGGCGCTTGGCACGCTTGCTACCCTCACAGCAGCTTTAGGGCTGCGCTGGTATCTGCTAGCTGCGTTGGCTGTGTGCGTACCGTGTGCGGTAGCGACGTGGGTTATCGCATGGAGGGCATATGACCAGTGAAACGTTTCTTTCGGTCCCAGAGGCCGCGCAGCATGTGGGGCTAGCGGTTGATACTGTCCGCAAATACATGGTGAAGGGGCTTTTTCCCGCACCTGATGCGGTGATAGGTGCGACGCAAGCAAACGTTGCGCGCGGCTGGAGGGTCGAGACCCTAGACCATTGGATGAATCACCGTCTTGGGCGCGGATATCGAAGCGATTTGAAGAAGTAAGTATAGGCGGGCAAATACGCCCGCCTATACTCTTATTTCTCCAGCACTGTGAGGCGCTGGTAGATTTCCCGGTGCGTGTCGTGCGCATGGTCGTCGATACTGTCGACGCGGTGCGTAATCTGTAGGAGCTGCGAGGACTGATGATCCAGCTGTATGCCGTGTTCATCGAGCGACTTCTCAATCCTGTTCAGCTGATCCTTGACACTGGTCCCGTGGTCAGGCTCTAGTTGACTGGCAGTGCGCTTAGCGGCTAGCAGAGTTGCAATACCCGTTATCGTTGCTGCAAGTCCACCAAAACCACCTGCAGCGGTGATAATCTCAGCTACCGGATTCACCCTGCATCCTTCGGGGTGTGAGCCAGGGCGGTTGACGTTGCCAGGACCGAGGCAGCGAGCGAGAGCCAGAGGGGCGCTGTCGACTGGTCGACGATGCCGTACACGGTGAGGATCGGTACCAGGGCGGTGATGATTCCATACATCCAGGCACGGATCTGCGGGGTAAGCCAGGCCAGGGGCTGAGGGGAAGCATGGCGCGGTTCACTCATCGTGTGCCCACCTCGATTAGTTTTGTGAGGTCTTCGATCTTCTTACCCAGAGTGTCGATTCTCTCATATACGCGAGCGAAATTGGCTCCTGTCCATTCGATTTCAAGTCCTGCATCCGTTTGGTCACTACTGATGCTTCCGTCTTTCGCGCGCTTGTAGTGGGGAGCGAGAAGGAGCTGCTCGAGCTTTTCTAGCCTCATATCCATGTATCCGAGCATCGCCCCGACGCTTCCTGAATGTCCATCAGGACGGGTGATCTGATCTGTTAACTGCATGTCTTCTTCTTCCTGTGAGAGTTGGTTAATTCGGTCGATGAGAGCGTGATAACGTACTGGGCAGGCCGTAGGGTAATAATCTGAATGGACTGTGAGGGGTAGATTTCCCCATTCTGAGCGGATCCGGCGCACAAGCTCAGCGACTGTGCGCACGTCTTCCTCGGATGCTTCAGGGCGACACTCAATGCCGATAGAACGAAGGTTAATCTGCCAATTCCCGGCATGGTAGGCGGTGTCATAATCATGGCAGATCTGCGTTATACGTCCGCCTGATACGACGTAATGGGCGCTGGTTCCTGATCCTGGGCCGCGCGTGAAAAAGTCAACTACACCATCATGGGACTGTCCATCAGCGCCCCAGTGGTGAATGACGATTCTGTCAGGCTCTAGGCCCTCGCGGCCCTCGGAATAATTCCAGCACTGCCTAAAGACTATCTCGGTCATGCAATCCACATCCCTTGCCCGTAAAATCTCCAATTCTGCGTGAAATGCGTCTGGTGATCCACGCGGATCTTGACTGTGCGCCCGGCCAAGATAAGCTCCATTGGGTATGAGTCCATACCAGCGACCATTCCAAGTGGAACCCAGATGCCGGGCGCATTAGGGACTGGCACGCTAGAGGGGATCGTGCAGAGGTCTACCTCGCTGGATGAGCGGTCAAAATCAAAAGCAGCGCGGGTAATCTCAATCTCAATGAGATGAAGGGCACCAATGCTAGTGATACGGCCCCCGCGGCCTGACCATTTCCAGCCGCCGTCAAAGACGGGGGCTTGCACTACTGTTGGCGTGAGCTGTTTTTCAATTGCGGTCGCCGCATCGCTTGCGAGCTGTGGGAAAGAGCGCAGGGGGTCTGAGTCCAGCGGGTAGGGGATTTTCAGGGTTGGTGTTGTTGCAGGCATAGGTTTACCTTTCTAGGCGGTGAGTGATGACGTGATTGCCCACGTGAGGGGCTGAGACTGGTTCCACTTCAGGGCGGGGGGTAGTTGTTGCCAGGTGAGGCCCTGGCCTGTGGTTTCAGACCTGGTTAGGCAGAGGTTCATTACCCAGCGGCCTTTTTTATATGTATAGGTAGCTCCGTCCAGGTAAGCGGTGAGGGCTGATGGTACGGCCATCCACCTAGGCAGGTCGGTTAGGCGGATGGGCAGTCCCATGCGCCTGGTTGCGTCGAGCATCGCTGCGAGAGTCTTCCTGTCGATCAGTGAGGGTCTGATAGACGTATCTACGGTGAGACTGGGCAGGATATATGAGCCGGGCAGGTGCGAGCGATAGAAAGCTGAAGCCGCTGCTTCAGCGTCCTTCCTGTCGACCAGGTCAGTCGTAATCGAGATATCACGGTACCCAATTCTGGCTATAGCGTCCTCGTCTTTAATCGTGATTGTGCGTTCTGTTAGTGTTCGTTCGCCTTTTTCGTTTACGCCGGGTTCTTGCCAGGTGAGGCGGGCGACGCTTGCAGCGTCTGCATTATCACGGTCGACGGTTACGCCGTTGCGCAGGATTGACGCGGCGCTAATAGTCGAGGACGGCTGAGAGGCCGTAATTGTGACCTTGGTTCCGTCGAAAGAGAGCCTGCCCAGGGCAGTGCGCAGGCTCGGATCCTCAAAGCGTAGGTATGGGCCGGTGGTGCGGTGTGATGATGCCCAAAGGATCGCTGTTGCGCTTGTTGCACTTGAGGTGAGAAGGCTCGAGGCGGGCTGAGAATCGACGTCCTTCCAGGCTAGCTTGCGTGCTCCTGGTCCCGGATCAATTTCGGTACGTACCTGCGTGCCTAGTTCTCGGATAATTGCGTTTACGCGCTGGGTAAGGGTGTGGGTCGGCCAGGGGTCAGAGCCAATGCGCCGGTGTGCCAGGTCAGCGAGGATATCAGAGGCTGTGATCGTCATGACTGGTCGATCCAGGGCAGGATCAAGACTAATCGACGTGTCTGTAATCGAGCCAGTGAACACATTGCATTCGATGCTATCGGCTTGCCTGGGCGGGGTAACTGTGGCAGCTGTGACGGCAAGGCGGTTGAGGTCTTGCCAGGCCTGGCCTTGGGTAGACCAGGGCGCGGGTTCTAGATCCCATTGCTTGCCTGCAGGCTGAGCGATCACAGCAAGTCCGATCCAGTAGCCTGCCAGGCGTGCGGGCGGCGACCAAGAGCCTGTGAGCGCGCGGGCCGTGGGGTCTTCGGTTGAGGCGATAATCTCACCAAGGTAGGGGTAAGCACTGGGCGACTGGTAATAGGCGGGTCGAATTTCGACGTATGCCGGGCTTTCGGGCATAGAGAGGGTGACCTGGCAGGACCATGTCTGACCATCGCTACAGGTGGGTATCTCATCCCATGCTCCGATAGTCGAGGTAGGCAGCGCGGGTGGAATGATGGCTAGGATCCTGTTCATTCCTGGGGGTGGGGTCCATGCCTGGCCTAATGTTGTGCCGTCAATAGCCGCGTGCTGCAGGGCCAAAGGCGTGGCCTGGCCCTGACTCCATACCTTCACGGTCGAACTGATCTCGACAGAGCGACCGATGGAATACATGTCTGCCAGGGCGGCGGGGTCGTATGGTAGCAGGATCCTGCAGGTAGCTGTTGAGGGTGAGGGCTGGGAAACTGAGTCTTTTCGTCCCCAGGTGATTTTTACTTCATCTAAAGCGGCGGGCGTGGTCGAGCCGGTGAGGCGACGGCCTGCGATAGACAGGGTGCAGTTCGCAATGGTCATACCGTCACCGTTCCCATGCGGTAGGACTGTCGCTGCAGGAGCTCTTGAATCTTTCGTGCCGCGTCGTCACCGTCCAAAACGCCGTTAATAGTGATGTTATAGACTGCTGCAGAGTGCGCACCTGGCATGGTGTTGATGTTGGCAGTGAGATCAGGGGCGGAAGGTACAGATACTAGGTCTTGCATCGCGTCTGCAGCGTCGTTCTTCATCAGCTTCAGGCCGTTCACATACCCCTGACCTGTGAACATGCCGTATTGAATCATCTTCTTAGAAGGCGACGCGATACCCAGGAACGCTTTCAAGCCGTTGATAGCGTTTTTCACGATGCCTACAACCGCATCCCAGAGCATCCCACCCATGTTTTTAATGCCGTTGATAAAGCCTTGGATTAGATCGCTACCGGCCTGCCACAAATAGCTACCGATATTGCCAAGGGCTGAGAGGGCGCGGCCTGGTAGGCCTCGGATCGCGTCGACTACGTTGCCGATAGAGTTGTAAACGATTTCCTTGACCCGCGCCCAGGACGTGCCGAATAGGCTTGCTACCGCGTTGCCGAAACCGGTGAAAAAGTCCCTGATGCCGGTAAAGATACTCACAACGCGGGCCTGCAGGTTTCGCCAAACATTTACGGCAAAGTCTTTGACGGTTGTCCAGAGCGCCTGCCAGTCAGCTGTGAAGATTGCTTTAATGAAGTTGAATGCCCCGGTTAAGGTGTTGAAAAGGACGGTGATTGCGCCGCCGATGATCTGAGCCGCTGTCTGGAAAATCGGGACTAACACGGTTTTAATGATCGGGGCAAGAAAATCCAAGATTGCATTAGCAGCACCAAGAAATGCGCTTGTCATCTCTGAGAATTTCTGATGAATACCCGAAAGATAGGGCATGATTCCAGTGATAGTTGCCGTAATGATCGGCTCGATTGTTGCGAATACTTTACCGAGGAATTTCCCCACGTCGCTTAGGCCGGATGCGAGGGACTGGGCTAGGGGTATAGCGTGATCGGCCAGGCCCTTCAGGCTGTCGCCGAATTTCCCGATTTTATCGCCGCCTGCATCCAGGAAAGACGTTAGGCCGGTCTTGATATATTCACCCAGGTTTTTTAGGCCAGGCATGAGACTACCGGTGATGATGCTCATAACCGTTGTGAGGATCGGCAAAAACGCCTGGCCTATAGATGTCGTAAAATTACCCCACTGAGCAGAGAGAATGGCTTGCTGGCCTGCCAGGGTGTCAGTCTCTTTAGCAAAGTTTCCGTGCGCATCGGCTGTCTGCTCCATAATCAGTGCGAGCGTGGCAGCTTGGTTAGCCTCGTTAGACAGGGATCCACCGACTTTGACAAATCCCAATTCGGCTGCTTTCGCGTCGATTTGCGCCTGTTTCAGAGAAACGCCGTACCTTTCGATTGGGTCCCTTTCGCCTTTGAGGGCAGAGGATAGGGCGGAAACAGCTTCAGGCGTGGTTCCGCCGAACATGCTGGCCAGGTCAGCACCCAAGCCGATCAGGCCGTTAGTCTTATCGGCCAATTGGTCGATAGCCGTGCCACCATTTTTCAGCTGCGTTCCCAGGACAGTCGCAAGCTCGTTGTACTGGTTTTCGGTCAACCCCATTGTTTCCGCTGCGCCTGCAGCATAGCGGTGCATCTGATCCGCTGCGCCCTTAAACACGGTATCTACCGCGCCTATCGACTGTTCCAGATCAGCGGCCTGTTTGATCCCGGTGATTGCGAGGGCGGCCAGGGCTCCGCCTACCAAGGACAACGGATGGTAAGGTGGGGTCCCGAGATGGGTTGGATCGCCTTTCCCCTGGGTTGCTGGGGAAGTTGTCCAC